GGGTCGGCGCGGCCAGCAGGCCAGGGCCAGCACCGGCGCGGCCAGCAGCCTGTGTGCAACTTACACGCGCCTGTGGATTGCTGGTTAGTGACTGCTTTCGTGCGGTGCCACATGTACACTGGAATCGGCTGATCGTTATCAAAAGCCTAATCGCTACATTGTCCATTATGTTAAGTTATTCTGGGCATACGACAGTGCTTATGCACAGATATGACCATTATCCACAGGCAATCCCATCTGACCTGTGGATAAGTAGTCACTTATTTGCCCTCGCCTGTGGATAACTCGGCCTCGATGACCTCTGCGTGGCGCAGCGCGTCCATTCGCATTGAGCCGATGTTGATCTGGACCTGCGCCTGTTTGGCGCCATAAACGCTCGGTTTCCACTTCTCAGCCAGCCACTGGCGCGTCTGGATGCGGACGCGAGCGTGCGCGGCGTGCTCGGGATCGGCGCTGTCCGCTATCGCCAGCGTCTCACAAGCCAACTCATCGGCTGCCTTGGCGCGCGCACGCGCAATCATATCATCGCGGTCATTTTCCTCGATCCACTTCTCAAGCGCCCTGCGCCCGATCCCAAGCTCATAGCAGATCACTGAAACCGGCTTACCGGCCTCGAACATGGCAAAAACCATGTCATCTGGCAAATCCTCAAGCAGCTCAAGATCACGCCGCGTCTTTGGTCTTCCAGGCATGTTTTTAGCCCTTTCTAAAGGTTTTAACGCGCTCAAGTACCCAAGCCCAGCATCTGGCACAAAGTGCCTTAAATCGCTCGATTGTGTCCATGCTTAAATTTCTCCGCTGTTTTGCTATCGAACATTTTAGGTTCCTTCGATGGTTGCGAGAGATCCAGATCATTGACAAAGTCATCAAAGCCTGTCTCTCCCCCCAACTTCTCCACCTTGACCACAACCGGGTCGTACTTAGCGTACCTGATCTTTGCCTCAACCACTGCCTGGTTGATCTCGGCCTCAATCAGCAGCTCGATCTCCTCCATGCACCAGACATGCTGCCCGGCAACATCAGGCCGGTTCTCCCGATACCAGGTTGCATCTTGCTTGGTGGCGACCACCACCATCAGCTTCCCATCTTTCCCAACATGCTCCACCGCGCCCACGGCTGGCCGCACAGGCACTGCGTTCCGGTATGCCCAAGCCTCGAGCGCTTGGTAAGCCCTGACCATCCCGGCTGCCGACTTCTCGAGCTTCTCGCTGTCCCTAGCCTGACAAGCAGACCAAACCCGCTGCTGTTGCTGCCAGAATTTCTCCCGAAACCCAGCATCAACTAAAGTACACAACCTGTCAGTCCCCCATTTCTGATCTTGTTCAACCTTGAACCGATCAATCTCAGCCAGCCACGATGCCTGCCTGATCTCAAAATCTGTTGCCGGGAAGTCCGGCTTAACGCCACGGCTTGGCATCCGACTTTTGACCTGCCCCGCTTGCCCCTGATTTGCGATCATCTTTTGCCTCCAATCAATTAATCATCAATTCAATAACCACTACACCACAAACACCACACTACACACCACAACTACAAACAACCCCTTATAGGGGTGTTTGTAGTAGTTGTAGTATGTGTAGCACTACAACTGCACTACATCTGTGGTGTTTGTAGTATTTGTAGTGGATAACATTGTCAGTCATTGTATGACTCATTCATCAACTAATGCGGCCATCTTCCCAGCCTTGAGCAGTGCCTCTGCCTCAAATCCAGTGGTCAGATCCTTGCGGTTTGCCCAAACGCTGTTGTTCCTGATGGTCCCAAAACCACTCTTTATGACGTGATCCTTGGCCCTTAACCAGTACGTTGCCAGGTCTTTTGCGGACACATCTGAACCGATCATGGCCGTGAATTCGGCCTTCCACTGGTCCAAAGTGATGGTGTTTTTGCGCCCCTCTGGCGTGTCCATAATGGATCCAAAGGTTTTAATTGCAACATTTAGTGACTTCTCAGCAATCTTCTGTTTTGCCCCAATTGGTTTGCCCTTTTGTGGCTTATTTTCTTCGGTCTTGTCCTTCGTGTCGCCAACCTCTGATGCCTCAATCACCAGACTGGAGCCGTTCTCCAGGCCCAGCTCAGACCTGTCAATGTCCACCGTGATGGCCTCAAACCCGTACCGCTGACCGTCCTCACCGTCCTTTTGCTTTGACATCAAGATCAAACCCTTTGTGGTTTCTGGGAAGCGCATGATCTCCATCTGTGTGTCGACAGCGCCCAAGAGGCTTGAGTGTCCGCGCAGTCCTTTTGTCGTGTCCTTGCCAGCGTGGTGCAGCAACATGAGTGAGCACTTGTAGCGGTTCTGGATCTTTCCCGTGGCCTGGATGAAGGCCCCCATGTCATCACTCGAGTTCTCATTTCCACCGCCAAATGACCGTGCCAGGGTATCGATCACGATCATGCGCAGTTGAACGCCGATCAACTGCACCAACTCATCGATTGCCACAATCAGGTTGGTGAAGTCATCCGCACTGGATCTGAGGTTGATCATGGAGCGCACGACAAAGAGCTGGGAAGAGTCAGGCGTCTTGTGGTGCTGCTTGATCGCGGCGATCCTGGCCCCTATTCCCCCGTGACCTTCACCGGCAATGTACAGAACCGGCCCTGTGCCGTTGATCTCTTTGCCAAGCCACGGCCTGCCACTGGCGATGCACTCGGCAATGTCCATGGCAATGAATGACTTGAAGCTCGCTGGCGGTCCATAGAGGGCCACAAAAGACCTTTCAGGGATCACGTCCTGAATCAACCATTGGATGGGTTCATCCTTGACTGACTGCCAGCTTTCGATCTTGAAGGGCTTGTACGTCTTGTCTGTTTCTTGGTGGACGTTGCCTGGGGCAGTTGCGTTTGTTGCGTTTGGTGTTGCAGGTGCAACCACTTCTGCTGCCGCCACCAATCTTTCCGGGATCGTTACATCATCCGCTGACGTGATGGGTTGGGCTTGCTTGGCGAGTTCCGCGAGCTGCTGCCGGGTTCCACCGTAAACCTTGACCCACTCCCAGGCATCTTCTTTCGGATAAATGACTGGCAGGTCCACGATCCTCAAGGACTTCACGACAGGTGTCAGCGCCGCGGCCACCAGTTTTGCGTATTTCCAACCCGCCAAATCGTTGTCAGGCAGCATGACCACAGTGGCGCCGGCAAAGTACTGGGTTATCTCTTGCGGCCAACTGCCAGATCCAGCGTGAGCACTGGTGGCGATGGCGCCGATCTCCACCAGGGCATCGGCTGCCTTTTCCCCTTCGACCAGGTAGATAGCGCGTCCAGCAGTCTTTGCGTTCAAGAGTTCGGGGAACCTGTACGGGACGATCCTGCAATCTCCCAGCGAGTAAGACCTTGACCCGTCCTTGTTGATCCTGGCCTGGCGGTAGTCTTTCCCCTTGGCACTTTGAGTCTTGAATCTTTGCTTCACGAACAGGGGTTCACCGTCCTCGTCCACATAGACCCATTCGTGCTCGAGTACTTGCGGCGCCAGAGCTGGCAGTGGCTTAATCGATGCCAATGGATCGCGTTTCTCAATCTCTGGCAGCAACCCGTAATCCCTGATGGCGTGAAACAGCTGATGCTGATCGCAGCCAGAGTGGCACTTAAACAGGGGTTTGCCGTCTTCACCGTCACTGATGCTGAGACTCGGGTTCTTGTCCCCGTGCCCTTGTCCATGCGTTGGCAGTGGGCAGCTTGCCAACCATCCTTTGCCAACTCTCTTTGCGTTGCCAAGCGCTTTTGCTATTTGTTCGGCTTGCATTGCATCTTCTCCACTTCTTGTATTCTTTTGCCGATCCATGCCATCACGGGCACTGCCATTGAGTTCCCCAGTGCCTTGTACCTGGGGCCGTCTGGCGTGGCCTTGCCTTTGGGTTGGATGTCTGTGTAGTTGTCGGGGAAACCTTGAAGGCGCTCGCACTCAACAGGGGTGAGGCGGCGCACGGCCATGCCAACTGATGCCGCAACTTGGTTGTCACCAGCACTAGCCCTTAATGTTGGTGAAAGTCCAAGTTCTGCATCTCCATAACCAAGGCGTTTCATCTTGCCTGGTTCAAATGCGACTGATTGCATCACGATAGGTTCATGTCCATGCGTTTCACGCCTAAGAGTGCCTGACATGTCATGCTCTATGTTCATTACGCTGCCGCCTTGATCCATCAGACAAACCGCCATCGGGTTCTTGGCTTGCAGGGTCTGCGTCATGTCCACATTTGTCTGAGGTTCTGACATTTGGCCGCTGAATGAGATGGGTTGTGCAACACCATGCTGATCGGCTTTGGTAAGGCATGGTGCAATGTCGTGCATTGGTTCTGTGGCATTGCCACCGTTCTCAGGCTTACGCCCAATCCAATTGCCAGGTATGCCGTAAGAAGTAAATGCTGGCAAACATGTATACGCATCAATTTCTGGTGCTCCAACTTTGCCAAAACCAGCAGTCAACGACCCGATGAGACTGACATCAAGGCGCATTCCAGTTGCGGCGGCAACTTCTTTCCTCTTTTCTCTGCTCGGCGCAGGATACCCGCACAGGCTGTGGCGCTCAAAAAGAACCGCTGCGGCAGCTCTCCAGTCTCCAAGGTATCCGACAACAAACACACGGCGGCGTCGCTGGGCCACTCCAAAGTACTGAGCGTCAAAAACTCTGTAGGCGAACCCATACCCGAGTTCCCCCAGCGCCCCGAGGAAGGTTCCAAAATCTTTTCCTCCGTTAGATGACAAGACGCCGGGGACGTTTTCCCAAACCAACCATCGGGGGCGATGTTGGTCAGCAATGGCAAGGAATGTGAGCATGAGGTTGCCACGCGGGTCATCCAGCCCTTTTCTAAGTCCAGCAACGCTGAATGATTGGCAGGGGGTTCCTCCAACAAGAAGGTCAATTGCTCCAATGTTCCACTCCTTAAATTTGGTCATGTCGCCCACATTGGGCACGTCTGGGTAATGGTGCGCAAGCACCTGGGATGGGAATTTTTCGATCTCTGAGTAGGCCGCTGCCGTCCATCCAAGTGGATGCCAAGCAACTGTCGCGGCCTCAATGCCAGAGCACACAGATAAATATCTCACTTCTTCTTCTCCATTTTTTTAATTCTTTGCTCCAACTCGTACACCCGCCGGGCCAACATGAGCACCAGCAGTTGCCAGAATTCTTCTTTTGATTCCATGAGGGAAAAAAAAGCCGGGGACAAAGCCCCGGCCCTTAATTCGTTACGTCTTAGAACAGATCCTCGTCAGAGTGAACGGGGATGGGTGCGGCGTGTTGTTTGGCCGCGGGAGCTGGTATATCTCTATATTGCACGTCAACAACTTTGGCAGGCGCAGGGAAAGGATCAAACTCTGGAATGGGTGCAAATTCCTGCGCGCCCATGCCTGCGGGCCGTGCGATCCAACCTGTCAGGGTGAAATTCGGGATACGGGTTGTGCCCTTGCCGATCTTCTCCATGCGGCTGCCTGTGTACTCAACCACTGGCAGCTTGTCAGGGTTTGCAGCACGCTGCTCAGAGCACTGCTTGTAGAGCTGTTCCATGCCCATGCAAGGTCCGACTCCGTTAGACGACCACTCAACAGTGCCCAGTGCCTTGGAATAAAACACCACACTAAACCCGCGCTTATGGTTTGCGCTGGGTTGTGGACCTTTCTTGCCGACAACGTCATCAGGTTGCCAGTCCCTGACTCCAACGCCCAGCTCGAGCCAGCCAGTTGTGACGTTGTCAATGTCAAAGACCACTT